GGTTCCCACAGCCCTCTGTATCTTCTGCAGGGCCTCTATCGAGTACCTCGCCGGATGCAGAGCCTCGCCCGCCCTCCTGAACTCCTCGTCCACTTCGGCAATCGCCGGGAACCTCAGCACCTCGTAATGGTCGCCGCCGTTCTGCTCTTCCTCGAGCAGCCTTCCGGCAAGGTCGTTCATGTGCCACGGCGTCATAACCACTATGATCCCGCCGCCCGGTGCCAGTCGGGTGTACGCAGTCGAGGTGAACCAGTCCCAGACGTTCTCACGAATCGTGAAGCTGTCAGCCTCTGCCCTGTCCTTGACCGGGTCGTCTATCAGGAATATGTCGGCGCCCATACCTGTAACGCCGCCGCCTACACCTGTGCACCTGTAGCTTCCGCCGTAGCCGCAGGTCTCAAACAGGTCGGCTGTACGGGTATATACGCTGTCTCTGCCGTATCCCCGCGCCACGGCCTTTGAGGTGCCGGGCAGAATTACATCCGGGAACAGCAGGTCGTACACATCATCAAGCATTATCTGCTGAACTGCTCTTCCGAAACGGGTCGCAAGACTCGCCGAATAACTCGCCGATATTATCGACATCTCCGGATGTCTGCCGAGGAAATATGCGGGCAGTCTCTTGGTGGTGATCTCACTCTTACCGTGTCTCGGCGGCATCAGAATCAGAAGGCGGGGCGACTTCCTAGCCACAACGTTCTCTATGAACCGGTCAAGCTTGTTGCAGATCAGCCGGTGCACCCATCCCATCTGATACGACGGATACGTCAGCTGTATGAACGCCGCGAGGCTCGTCCTTGCCTTCCTTACCGCAAGAATCCTTGCCGCTCTCTCAGCCTCGGGACTGGCGAACAGTTCAACCGGCATCAGCGGCCGTCCACGATCTTAAGCAGGTCTTCACTGGATCGTGTAGCAAGGCACGCATACGGATCCTGCATCTGCTGCTGCTCCTCCGGCTGAACAGGTGCCGCCGTGTCTCTCCATGTCTTCGGGTCACGGCTCATCAGATACATCTTAACCGCCCAGGCTACGCCCTCCATGGCCAGCTGATACAGCTTATCACCCACCATGCCCACGGCGTCAGCTCTCCCGCGTTTATAGGCCGCGTCAAGCTCCTTCGTGGTGCCGGTGAACATCAGCATATCCTGTATCTTCTCAAAAGACATCACCTTGGCAAGTTCCTGCACCAGCATTGGATCAACCGTGGACGCCTTGAAGAACTTTGCCCGTCCCTTCGTCCTCTTCCTGCCGTTCGCAATCAGCCGCCGAAATTCTATCTGCAGGTCGCCCGGCAGACGGTTAAAAACCGGCTCGCTCTGCACGTCGTCGTACTCTTCCCTTACCTTTGCCATGGGTTATCCTTATCGTGCTCCGCACGCTTCAATAAGTGCCTTAAATCTTGTCATTTCCCGGTCGCACTCCTGGGCAATAGCCAGACTCTCTGCAATCTGTCTGCGTAATCTGTCCTCGGAGTAGCAAGCAGTGCCGGACTTATTCCCGGTGCCTGCGGGCACTCCTCTTCCAGAGTCTCCGCCGGTGACGGTGCCCTGACAGCGGCACACCCCGTCAGCATAAGTCCCGCCAGCGCAGACAGGAGAAAAGGCATTGACCAGTTCGTACTTCTCATCCTCCATCTCCCTTATCCGCAGTTCCTGCTCCGCACGAAGAAGCTCCAGCTCCTCCGTGTAGTCCCGGACTATTGCATCCTGTCTCTCCTGTGCCTTCCTCTCAGCGTCCCGCAGTTCCTTCAGCCTCTCGGTCTGCTGATCTGCGGCACGCTTCCGCCATTCAGCCTCACATTCAGCCTTGCCCATCTCATAGGAGCAGTGATGCGAATAGCACAGCACCGCAACTACAAGACAGACTGCAAGGGCGGGCCATGCACGTCTCAGCCAGTCAAGAACAAGCAGCCACATGACTCAGGTCCTCAAGGCGTGTCAAAGAGAGCACGCTCTTCACGCCGCCGGTTGACAAGCCCGTTGGAAACAAACAGTTTACCGGTTTTCTTATCCCGTACCTTGTTCCACACAGGGAACTGGGCGGATGCACCCTTCCAGTCCGCCGCATTCAGGCACTTTCTCATGGTGGACTGGCTGAACGCAGACCTGCCGATATTGAACACCAGGCACACAACCGCATCAAAACGGTTATCCGACAGTGCCGTATATACCAGGTCACTCACGGCACGCTCGGCTGCAGACAGATCCTGCTTAAGCAGCTCGACAGCCTTCGCCTCCGTGATGGTCATCCCTTCCTTCACGTCGGCTCCGGTATGCCCCCATCCTATGGTCAGCACGCCGCCCTGGTCTCTGTACGCCTTCAGTCTCAGCTGTTCCCTGCCCTTGAGCAGGTTCAGCCCCGCTTCGTTGATATGTCTCAATCTCGGTCTCCCTCTGGCCTTTGAAGTCCTTACGACTCCAAGATCTCTCAGCTCCTCGCCTATCGCCGCCTCCGTGACCGCCTCAAGCCTTCTCAGATAATCCTCGTTAATTATCCCCAGAAGCTCGGAGTCCTCACGGTGACGGGTCGCCAGAGCCGTGTATCTCGCCCTCAGCTCCGGCACCGTCTGACAGTCATCAAACAACTATCAGTCTCCCGGTGATCTGAGTGTCCAGCTCCTCCGCCGGCGCCTGTATCACATGAGTAAGTTCTATTGCCATGATTGTTAGTCTCCTCGGGTAAATTAGTCGCTGTCTTTGCTCTGTTTTACGGCTGAATGCTTCTCAAGCCATAAATCAAGAATCTTTATCATCAGAGTCTGTATTCTTTCAATGCCTATAAATCCGGCTGTAGAGCCTATGAATATGCCTATACTGGGATCAAAGTTAAGGATATGAATCGCGGCATAACTGAAGGCCATAGACAGCAGTCCGCAGGCAAGACCCTCAACGCACACCATGCCGAATGATTTTCTGTCATTGGCCATGATCACTCGAAGTGCCGTCAGTGTCAGAGCAAGCGCTCCTCCCGTCGGTATGGGATGAGCCGTAAGCCACTCGGCCACGCGATCATACAAATTCATAGGTCAGATCCCCCCCGTGCCATATTATAGCATAAATCAAAAATTCTGCAAATTTTTATGGTTCGGCATCTCCGGAGGATCAAAACGGGAAATGGACGATCGTGATCCAATGGATCGGATCAGGGATCGGATCACGAACGGGGCTCAGGGCGACCCTCAACAAACCCTTATGGCACTAGGCTTCACGGCATGTTTTCAACGGCAGAAAAACCAGTCGTGATCCAATGTGATCCAATGGGGATCGGATCACAAACGGCTGTCAAAAATACTTTATAAATCAACGGTTTATACCATGCGAAAAGGGGCTGTGATCCAATGATCCGGTTTTTTTGCAAAAAATTTATAATTTTATTCTTCTGTCCAGGTCTTCCCAGTCCGTCCCCTATATACCCCCTTCTATGTATATTTATTAATTTATAATTTTTTATAAAAAATGATTGTCCATTGGATCATAAAAGAAAGAATCCTTATATATCAAGGCTCCAGAGCAATAAAAATGATCCGATCCCCATTGGATCACATTGGATCACATTGGATCATTTTGCGGTTTTGACGTGATGTAGATCACGTTTTATGAGCCCCTCCGGCACGTTCGTCAAAAACCGGTTCCAAAACACGTCCTCAGAGCGACTTTTGACGATCCTGTCTTTGATCCCCCGCCCTGTTCCCGTTTTGGTAACAAAAAGGGCTGATTGATATCAGCCCCTATTTGTGTAACCTTTGATCACGATCAAGTTATTTGCTTATTTCATCCAACGGTATTTTACCCTCCGGCGGATACCAGCGACGTGTTCTTGACTTGTCTGTCCGTACCATACGCTTTAGTTGCCATCCGGCTCTATCCAGATAGTCCGCCACTTTGCCCGCACAGTTGGTATTCTGCTGCAGTCCTCCGCTTATGCCTACACCCTGTATGACCTCGGTGGTGGACACGCTGTCGGCTCCCTGGGCTATCAGTCTGTATGCCTCCTGAATCACCAGGGGCTCTACCGGATCGTACTTCATATACATCTCGGTTACCGCTGCAGCCAGTATTTCCATCTCCCTCTGCGGGATGTACCCATTGGACACCCTCAGCATGTGCCTTGCCTCCGCCCAGAGCTGAAAGACATTGCTTCTTATCCATTCCACGTCGATAAGGAGGTCCTTGCCGACTTCGATTATTGGATAGCGGCGGTTTCCTGTGCGGTCTGAAAGGAACTCATGTTCATTGGTGGTAAGTCCGAACATGGTGCGCCTTGATGATTCGTCCACGGCTCTCTCATAAGGTCGTCTGACGGTGTCCTTCTCTGCACTGAGCCACGCCTTGCGTGTTGCATCATCCTTGCGGGACATTCCGCTGAGTTCTGCAACCTCTGCGATTGCGTGACCTCTGAGCATCATCACAAACTCCTTCTTGTCGAGGTCGAAGCTCAGATCGGGGAGCATGTCGCAGGGTCTGAGAGCCAGGGCAGCCAGTGCGGTTGACTTGCCGCATCCCTGCGGTCCCTTGATCACCAGTGCGGCATCCGCCTTGACCGGCTCTTCCGGAGTCATGGCACGTTTGACAAGTGCCATCATCCAGTATCTCGATACTGCGGCCAGATATGCCGGGGTTCTCGGTCCCGTGCGTCTTCCCGTCACAGGATCTTCGGGATCTACAATGATGCTCCAGTGCTCTGCAAACATGGTATCAATACGGGGTGTTCCGTCCCATTCGGGAACGTTCTTCTCTACAAATTCGGCGAGGTCGTCATAGGTGCGCTTCCTTGCTACAAGGTTCACCTGCTTTATTAGTTTTTCCTCGGCGATAGCCTGAAAGCCTTTGATTTCCAGATTGTTGCCTATGGTTGTATAGTCCGTGTCTCTCAGAGGCCGTCTCGGTGTTGCCTCCATCTTTACCTTGTCCGGGTTGTAGTCCCGTACCATGATACGTCCGGTATAGGTATCATAGCGAACGTCAAGGCGGGTGAGAACCGGGTGCTGGACTCCCAGATACAGACTGTTGCGGGACACCTTATACGCCGGGTTCTCTTCGTCTATTTCGTCGTTGTCTTTTTTGCGGACGTTGTACTTCTTCAGATCTTCCCTTGCGGCTTTCAGATCAAGCAGCTCATCCCTTGAGGGCTTTTCGCTGTCGGTTTTCTTCTGCGTTCCTTCCGGTTTGTCCGTCTTTCCGGCTGTCTCCGTCTTCGGTTCCTCGGTCTTCTGTTCCTCCCGCTTCGGGGTAATCTGCCTTGCCTTTATCTCCTCTTCGACCTTCTGGCTGTTCAGCAGACTTGCCTCCGCCGCTTCCGTTTCGTCGCCGAACTGTATCTCATGCGGACGGGAAAGGAAGCATTCAGGGCCCGGCTTTGCCTTGTCTCTGTACTCCGGGAGTTCGGCAATCTTTCTGATGAATCCGGCCTTGCTCATGCCGGCACAGTGTGCATGAAGACACTTGAAGCCTCCGGTATCCTCACAGCGGTAATTTCCCACAGGGTAGTACACGGCCTCGGCATTGCCGTTGGAATGCTCCGCACTGTTCGGACACTTAAGTCTTATGCCGCCGTCCTCCTTGCGATCTATGATAGGATATCCTATTTCCTTCAGCCATTTGATGGTCGGATCGTCTTCTATGAGGGCTTCCATCTGAGCCTGAGTAAGAGGAATCTTTGACCTGCTGGCTGAAGCCTGTTTCTCAGTCTCGCACCAGTCGATCTCGAAGGCGGCGCCGATTAGTTCCCGGGCGGCGTCGTCGGACAGTCCCTCAGTCAGCCGGACGCGGACAAGGTCTCTGAACTCGGTAAATTGCGCTCGTGTCATGGAATACACACATACCCCGCCGCTCCATGTGTAGCGTTCACCGGACGGGTGGGTTCCTGCCAGAACGCATCCGCATCCGGCTCCGAGGCATTCGACCTGCTGGGGCTTTCTGCGGCCGTCGGCACCGACAACCGGAGGGGCTGATATGACAACCTTCCTTGCGAATGCGGGACCGTCGGTAATTTTGACCAGGGCGAGCCAGCGGGCGGAGTTGGAGCGCCTTCTGACTGATATTGAGGGCACCTTCAGAATTGAGGTCAGATCGTTCCGGATGCCCTGTGCCACGTCAGGATCTTCATTATCGCAGTCGATTGCGAATACGCCATTATGTCCTGTGCGGAGGTATGCACCTCTCCAGTATCCTTTATCCGTAGTTGCCTCGGCCTCATATCTTGCCAGTGTCTCCCGTCCTCCGAGCTGTTCAGTAGACCAGCCCCTGATGCCGTAGACCAGACCGTTGATTACACGGCTTGGAATCTTGCCGCGGTTCGGTCCTTTGGTCGTATCGGTGCCGGAGGGTATGACGCTCTCGGGAGCTGAGACGACCTCAAGGATGTGGCCCTCAAAGGCTGAGATGGAGGCTATCTGCCGCCACTCGGCAGGCAGGGCTCCGTAGATGGTAGTATTCATTATTATGCCCTCACTTGCTCTTGCTCTTCCGTCTTCTCGTCTGTCTTCTCTTCTGTCTTCTCTTCCGCTGTCTCCCTGGTTCTGCGGTTCATCACTTCTATCATTGATCCGGTCATGCCTGTTTTGAATGCGTCGTAGAAGTTTCTTAACTTTATGTAATCCTGCACTGATAATTCAGAGTTCCTCCAGTTACGCTGTACCAGAATGGTCTCTGTGATGTCCGTGCACTGTGCAATCCGGCGGTAGCTCATAATAGCATGCAGTTCTTGAAGCATTAACTTGCTGGGTATATACTCAAGCATGTAAACTCCCTTTTAGTAAAAAAAAAACTACCCGCGGGCAGCCGCGGGACCCGTTCATTCATTATCTATTAATCACGCCGCCGATCCTATTAATTTGAAAGCGACATGCGTGAAATGTGATGTGTCTACCATTTTTATACAATAACTTCTAAAAATCAAATAATTTTCTTTCAATCTCGTTAAATTTTAGTATAATGCTCAGTGTCGAGGCGATTGATGCGCTGTACGACCGGGGCGGAAGTCCTGATAACGCGATTAGTCATTACGAGGTTTACATGAAAGAATCGAAAGAAGATAAAACAGTGCAGCTGATGGAAAGTGCTGTTATCGCACTTGAAAACATTGCAAGCGTTCTCACTCAGATATCCTGTCACATGGGTGCTGACCTGCCGGTTAAAGCGGCCATGCCTGTATCAGAGGATAAGCTGTCAGATCCCGTACCTGAGATTGAAGTTTCCGAGCCTGCAAATACAGAACCGGTAAAGGCAGACGAAGTCACCGCACCGGAGCCCGCAAAGGAAGAGCCGGAGACAGTTCCTGAGTCGCTTACTCTCGAAGATCTGAGGCAGGCGTGTATCCAGGCATCTCAGCACAACAACGAGG